GTATTACTCCCAACTTGCGTACAAACGTAGACTTTGTATTCATTCTACGTGAAAGTATAGTAAATAACCGCAGACGTATTTATGACAACTATGCAGGTATGTTTCCTACATTTGACATGTTTTGTCAATTTATGGACCAATGTACAGAAAATTTTGAAGGACTTGTAATCTGCAACGGAGTTCAGTCGAACCGCCTTGAAGATCAAGTATTTTGGTATAAAGCAAGTGATCACCCTCCATTTAAAATGTGCGATGATTCGTTATGGGCAGATAATAAACCGTTCTCTTCAACCATGTTGGCATCCGACGAGTATAACTCAGAAACAATGAAAACAAGCAAAAAGAATTCGGGCCCATGGGTACACGTTAAAAAAACTAGTTGATCTAAACAGTAACCTTCAGCGTAGTGAAGAATGCTGTTTTGATATCCAAACAAATAATACAAAATTTACAAATCGCGAATTGCTCCTTCCGTCGGGTGAACCGGGCGAGAAATTGCATCCGATAGCTCATCGGTTTCTACGAGACCAGCATCCTTCTTAGCATCAGCAAGGGCCTTCTTGCGGCGCTCATCGTTCTCCTTCTTCTGCTTCTCAATCTTTTGAGTCTTCTCCTCCTCGAAGAAAATTTCACGATTTACTTCGTTCTCTTTGTACTTGCGCATCATCTCATTGAGTTCCTGCTCGGCGTATTCAACTTCAGGCATGAGGTGCTCAGACGGATCCCACGGTAGCCAGCAACCAACCTTACCAACGTAGAGACTGTCCTTGGGGTAACGACGCTGTAGAACCTTAGCATACTGCTGGCACTCCTCAAGATTTGCAAACGTACGACGAACCTTAACACCACGAACATTGGTGCGGAATTCAACCTTCTCAGTAAACTCGGTCTCAAGATCCTTCTCGTGCTTTAGCAGGAAAACCTGGTACTGCTCATGAACATCTGTCTGTTTTACCTCGGCATTGTGAACCTTAGTAAACTCGGCCATGTCGTTAAATAGATCCTCAATTTTTAGAGAGTACTTCTTTGCGATAAAAGCCATAAGGTGCTCCATACCCTTCACTTTCCAATCATAGTCCATAAACTCGACAAACTTTTCGTTAAAGAATTCAGCCTTCTGCTTAATAACTTTCTCAGGACTGAGGAAAGAAATTACACAATAGCGCTGCGTCGGGATTTCAGGATCTTCGTCGAGATAATCGATCGTAGATCCGTCATCTTCCTTCTTAGGGAATGACTCGACTGGCATTTCTTTATATTAGACAACCAACTATGAAAATACTTTTTTAACGACGACGTCTACGACGACCACCTTCCTCACTCTTTACGAACGGATTGGGACCACGATCAGGGCGGGGACCCTGCTGGGGTCCACTGTTTCCGGGTAAAAATTGACGTTTTGCTTGATCAGGTACATTAGGAAGATTTGGCCTGACTCTGCGAGCTAATATATCAGAACATTGAAACTGAATAATGTAAAACATACGTACAATAAAATTAATTGTACCAATTCCGTAAATCCAGCCGTATGACGCAGCTTGATCTTTCTCGCTAGAAGCATCTGCAATTGAGACAATATAGACACCTAAGAAAATATCAGCACATAGTCCACCGATAATTAGAAATCCAGCTAAAAGATTAAAATAATCGGTGTGCTTTTCGAAACGCACTTGTAGAAGATAGTATAATAAATAAATAGTTACACATGCATTAAGAACTGAAGATGATATTAAAAATCCTATATCTATATCACCGGTAGATGCATCTTCTCTGTATCTCTGATCTCCACGTGCCGTACCGTATATCTGCATAATATATGCTCCTATTGCCGCTAGAACGACGAATACAGTAAGTCCTGTCTGTACGACACTCATTTGTTATTAGCGCGAACTTTTATATTTGGAACACATTTGCCAATTCCGACCGTCTGTTGCATCATAATTGGAGCTTTACATCCGGTACATGGGCATTTTTTATGTTCATGTCCCAGAATATGTCCGACCTCATGCGATACCATATATTGTCTATAATTTTCAACACCTTGGCCACTTTTTATTGATCCTCGAAACCAACGATCTGCGTTTAAATACATATTGCGACCTCCAAGTTCAGCACATGATAAGTTTCCAGGTAATCCACATAATTTTGTAACTGTTCGTGGTGATGAAAGACGAATTAGAATATCTTGACCTTCATTCACGGGTTCAAAAAAATATCCATCTTTAGCCCAACCGTCAGGATCATTCAAATACGCTGTAATGGCAAGAGATATTTGATCGGAATTACGAATAAAATACTTTTTACTCACATCCTCGTCTATAATTACGCGAAATGTTTTTCGCATATCTACTCTAAACGAATATTTTCTCTCGTAAACTCTATAAAATGCCTGAACAGAAACAAGCTCAGGGAATGGGTATTGATTTTGGCGATCTTGTGAGTCGTGCGGTAAAGTATCTTCTAGAGGGTCTTGCGGTTGCTATTGCCGCCTTCATGTTACCCGGTAAAGTTATGAAGCTTTCTGAAATTGGCATGATTGCGCTCGTAGCAGTAGCCACGTTTGCTATTCTTGATGTATATGCACCTAGCGTAGGTGCGTCTGCTCGTACTGGTTCGGGTTTTGGAATTGGTGCTCATCTAGTTGGATTCCCTTAAGCATTTTCTATAAGTATCCTTAATAATTAAATAATGCTCAAACAAAAAATACCAAAGGCATTGAGAGAACAAGTTTGGATTGTCCATGCCGGAAAAGTATTTGATCGTAAATGTCTGACCGATTGGTGTAACAATACTATGACTGTATTTGATTTTCAATGTGGTCATAATGTTCCGGAATCAAAGAAAGGTAAGACTGATATTTCAAATTTAGTACCAATATGTTCACGTTGTAATTTATCAATGGGAAGTCAGTTCACTTTCACAGAATGGTGTAAGCAAAGTAAGGCACAACCTACCGAAAAGCCGACAGTATGGACAAAGATGATATCCAAATTGTTCGGTACAAAGGCAGCTGGTACAAAGTCAACGCGAAACCCTACGAACCAACTTACCAAACATTCAAAGTTGCGTGGGATCTTATCAGAAACCCCGAAATTAGCTCCGAAGAAGCGTACAGAAACTACTTCGAAAAAAGCAGAAAAGAAATAAAAGTATTATATCCGTCATTTCGTAAGGATGTTGAGTGAGATATTAATTGCACTTGCTTTAGCATTGTTAGTCGTTGGCATTTATTCGGCGATTAGAGGTTATCCTCCCGGTGTATCGACGTATCAAATGCCACCGCTTACTCAAAACGGAATAGATCCTGGTCAAGCCAAGTTTATGTTTTTCTATACTCCTTGGTGTCCTCACTGCAAGACAGCTCAACCTGTTTGGGCTTCTTTAAAAGAAACACTGAAAAATACACCTTCTACATTCGGAGGCCATACTGTAATATTTGAAGAAATCAATTGCGATTCTGACAAGGGAAAGAGTGCTCTTTATAAAATAGAAGGATATCCCACATTCAAACTAGAAACTGACAGTAAGCTGTATGACTTTAAAGGTAGACCTTCAGTTGCCGGTCTTGAAAACTTTTTAACACAGGTTCTTGGTCAGAAGAAAGCGACGTAATTTAGATGACGCATATTTAAAAATATCGATTATATCCATCTTTTCCAGATCAGATGATGATGTTAACATCGGATACATCAATGGTAATGTACATGGGTTATTTTTATGAAGACCACTTTGACGTGTGGCAATGGATATTAAATCGTATGCAAAATCAAAAGGCGAAACAGAATCAATTGTTTCGGCTGTAATTACGATTGTTCGCCGACGGGGCAATGTTAGTATAATTGTATCATCTGAAATAGGAACTATAACGCCGATATTTGGAGTAAAAAGATCTCCATCTACATATACTTGATTATACAAAACTTGCGGCTTAAATACTCCTGGTATACAGCATGAGCATTTAATAGCTTCTAACAGAGGAACATCTTTTGAAAAAATAGTTGGTTTTCCTTTAGTAACGTTTGATGCGATAATAAATAAGGGCATATTTGCATCTCCAATAACTTTTTTGCGAATATCTAATCCTGCTTCGTCAAATACAGAACATACTGTTTTTTCAAATTGATTCATAGAAAATAAACCCTTTTTCGATAGACACGATGTAATATCATATAACCCAATAGATGGAGTAAAATTCTTTGTAGATAAATGTTTTTTTGTTAAGTCTGAAAGTTTATCAATAGGAAGACCAAATGCAACATATGTTCCAATGATTGACCCAATAGATGCACCGTATACTCCATTTGGAAATTCTAGTTTTTGATATTTTGCTAATTCTTGAAGAGCCCCAACATGTAAGATTCCCTTAATTCCTCCACCACCAAGACCGAGGCGAGTAAAATGCTTCTGCATTTTTATATAAGTAAGAGTAGAATGCTACGAGCAAATGACGTACTGCAAGAACAACAGCAGCGACGCGATAATCGAATGGCCGCCATGATTCCAGTAATTGCACAAATTCAAG